TATTTCTAGCTATATATTTTAGTTGTAAATCGTGAGTTCCAACTTTTTCTGTAAGATTTGGCATAATAACTTCCATTTTAGCCATAGCACCAAATTCGTATGATTTGACTGAAATATGAGCTTCTGATAAATCTAAGCCACCTTCTGCCATTGATTTTAAAGCACCACCAAAAGCATCCATATGCTTGATTGGTTTATATCTTGACTTAATTAAACCAAGTGGTTGTCCATTATCAGTTCTTACCAACTTTCTACACATATCTGATGGAATAGTTGGTATATCTGTTATTGCTATTGGAAAATTTATTTCTTGTAAACTTTCTTCTATTTTAGTTTGTAGTTTTGTATCTAGCATTATTTCCTCCTTAATTTAAGACACTGTGTCCACGATTTGTAAGACACTTTTTAAATGGGTCATAACTTGCTTGCCCATACTTCATACATTGTGCTGAAGTACAGAAAGGAATTATACCCAAAATCTTTTCATTCTTATGTTTTTCTAATGGTTTTACTAACTCACGGCACTCAAGTTTATCTCTGATAATTTCTCTTGGTTCTTTACTGCCTCTTGGGTCTATGATATACCCAGTATTAGATGAACATGATGATAATAGTAAAACGGTAAATATTATCTTTATTTTCATTTTATTTCCTCCTATACAAAGGGATAGAGCCTATATAAAGGCTCTACCTCTGCTCCATTTAATTTGACATTTAATGTCTAAGATATGGTAAAACACCTTTTCAAATCTGTAATCAATTCCAAAAAGGTAACAAAGATATCCTGCATCATTTAAGCATTGGCTATCTTGGTTATAACCATCTGCTTCAAGTATCCATTTAAGTGCAGTTCTATAGTTCTTTGCACCAAGTTTACAAGTTTCTTTAATTCTTTGGAAAAGTTTAGAAGCATTATTGTTTTTAACTTTTTCTGCTTCAGCCTGATTTTTTTCCATATCATCAATAAGATTATCCCAAATTTTCTGTTTGGTATCTTTTTCTGAACTTTCCCATTTCCACCAAAAAAATTGAGTAGGTCTATGACCCCAAGCATCTTTGTGTAGGTCTGATATAAGTTCGTCTGAATAAGTATAATTTTTTGTTGTCATTTTGTATCTCCTTAAAAAATATATTTATACTTTAACAGTATAATTATACTTTTATTGAAAGTAAACAATTAAATGCTCTTTTTTGTAGTTATTTTAAAATAATTTGTGTTGAGAATTATCCTCTGGTTTCCAAGCATAGTAATAAAGTGTATTCATTCTTTTTACAAATTTATCTGGAACTTGAGTTTTCTTAATTGGTTTTAGTAATTTATGGTTACTAATAATCATTGATTGATTTTGGTAATTAATTCTTAAATCTTGATTTGTTCTTAATGCTTTTTCTACATATCTTCCATGAACTGGCACTAATCCACCAAATAATGTTTTTACTTCTTTAATTATCATTATATTAACTCCACAAAGTTTCTGTCAAAACAAGATGGCTCAATTATACAACCAAGCCAAAGTGCATAGTATGCAAATACACAAAATATAAATAAACATACTATCTCTAAAAATAATTTAATCATTATATTTACTCCAATGTTCATTCCAAAATTCTATAACGAGATCATCTAAACCATCAGTAGGTAAACCTAATCTTTCACAAGAATTTAATGCTTTTTTCTTTGCTTCCTCAATGACATCACTTTCTTTAATAATACTAGGTAATATGGTCATTAAAAAATCCTCTTCTGCTTTTTCAAATAATTTATGTGTCATATTTACCCCCTTATCTTTTCACATAATTCTTGAATATGGCTTGGTGCAGTTTTTTCAAACTCTGCAATTTGCTTTGATTTCTCATCTATCATATCTTGAATAAATGATTGAATTGTAGATGCACTAAACTGCCCTACAGAGTTCTTGATTTCTTCTAGCTTTTTTATGTCGTGTAAAATATCATTCATTAGTTTCTCCTTTAAAAATATATTTACTCTTTCAATATAAACTACAAAAAAGAGTAATAAAAGGGAAAATATTGATATATATTATTTTTTGTTGTTGATTTAAAAATAAAAAAAGGGGAGCAGAACCCCCCTTAATTTTGGCATTTATTTATTTTATTTTTTTTCGTTAGTTGTAATTCTTAGGACTTTATTTTCAAAGTCAGTATATATTGAGTCAATGCAGAATTTCTTACCATCAACAATTATTTCAACAGGCATTTTCTTTGACTGCTCATTGGTAATTATTTTATTTATTAAATTTAAGTGCATTTTTCGCTCCTTTGTTAAATTGAAATATATTTACTCTTACATTATATACTACTTAAAAGAGTATATAAAGGGAAAATATGGTTTATTTAAAAAAAATGTTGCTGAAATCAAAATCTCTGCATCGTAAAGTGGAATTAAAATTTAATGAAATTAAAAAATGAATAGTAATATATAAGGATATCGTAAGCCTTATGTACGAGCTTTAAATAAAGATTTAGGCTATATCTTTACAGACCTTAGATTTGCTTCTTGAGTTCTCCAAGCCTCTATAATTGTTTCTTGTGTTTTGGCTTTAAATCTAAATTTCTCGTCAAGAAAAACTGCTTGACGTAATGCCTTAAGATGCTCTTGATATTTTGGGTGTGAATAAGCCTCTCGTTCTTGTGCTGAAATTGGCAAATGTTGAAATTCTTTCATTAAAATAGCTTTTAGTGATTTTGAAAAATCTTCCAAGTATCGTCTATTTGCCCTATGCTCTGCACATATATATCCATTAGCTTTTAACCAATCAATAGCATCTTCAACATCTTTTTCTTCAATTATATTTTTTTGCATTTGTATTTTTCCCATAATTTTCTAGCTAGATTTCTACCAAAATCCTCATCTTGCCCATTTATTGTCCAAAATTTATCTTCGTTTCCATATTTGTCATGTAATAAGGTATGATGATATTGGCATAGTGGTACAACATTATTATCATTTGATTTCATACCTAAACCTCTATTTCCATCATAAGGTTTTAACAAATGATGTGCTTGAACTGGACCTTTGCACCATTCACTAGAAAGATTCATTAAACAACAAGGTGATTCACTTACTTCAATAAGATGGTTTCTATCAATGACACGTTTTGTATTTCTTTTTGGCATAAGAGGGTTCTTCTTTTTTCATATTTATTATAATGTTTAGTTTTAATATTAAGGCATTTAATACAATAATATTTATTATCTTTAACTAGTTGTATATATTGCCAACCTAAAAAACATTTACTGCATACAGAAGCCATAAAAACCTCCAGAACACTATGGTAAAATTAATTACCATAGTATTAAAGGATAAATCTTAATCAATATCAAGAGCAGTTTTAATTTCAGATAATTCTCTCAAATCATCTTCTTCTTCATGTGAAATCCTGCTTTCATCTTCTGGCTTTTTATTATCAAAAGAATTAAGTGCAAGATTTATATATTTATTTCCACCCTCTGATTCTTTCTTCCAAGCAGAAATAAACTTACTGTCAAGATGTTTAATAACATTTACAACACCTCCTGCATCTGGAGCATCTTGCTTTGTCTTTTGCTTTTCTTTTAAAGTGCCAATAGCATGGTATAATTCAGTTATTGGCTGATTATCTTTATTTAATCTTGCAACACCAATAATTCTATGCTCGTTCCCATCAAAGTTTATTTTACCTTGATGGGTGATTGTCCAATCGTCAGTATTTTTAAATAATCTACCTTTATTGGTTTCGTCATATTTTTTTGTTTTATAATCCATTAGAAAGCACCCCCTTGATTATCTTCTAAATTATTTATAGCATTTGGCACTTTACCTTGATTATTTTTAGATGCTTCATTTCCATCATCATCAGATGCCAAGCCATATAGAGATTGTAATCCATATCTTTTTGCATAGGTTATACCACTACCCATTTTATGTGGATTATCCTTATCATTACTATTAATAAGAACTGGTACACGACATGATACGGTAGTTGTATCAATCTCATGGCTTATAGTTGTAATGACATATATATCCTTATCGTGAACTGTCGTAGTATTTTCAACAGTATTACCTTGTTTATCAGTTCTTACTGTTTTTACATCTCTACGAATATTTTCATAGTTTACAGATTGTGTAAAACTTAAACCAAACTGTGCCCCATGATTTACTGCATTAATTACAGATGTAAGGTCAGAATAACCCCCACCTTTGCCACCTTTTGTAAAAAAATCATTTGTGGCATTTTTTACTGCACTTATATGTAAATCTTGAAACTTAGAAAGTGCTTCATTTAAAGTTTTTGGTATATTTCTAGCATTACCAATATTTGTAACTTTGTCTGTATTTTCTTTTTGCATTATATTCTCCATATTTTTGTTGCTTCGTTCTTCATTAATGCTGACCATTCCCATTTATCAAAGTTTGGATAAATAAAACTGGCCAACTCATTTCTATCATCTGATAATGATAAAAATCTCTGTATTGTAAAAGCACCTTCCAAAAGTGTTTTACTTGCATATTCTATATCGTCCTTGGTCAAAGTAAATTGCTTATGTTCTCGTGGAGAAACAAAAAACAACTGAACCTCTTTATCAGTATAACCCATAGAATAAAAAGCCATTTGTCTTAATTGACCATTTGTTGGTTTACTTGGCATTCTATTTGTAGTTTTAAGGTCAACTATTATATCTTTAAAAATAAAATCTATATAACCTAATATTGGTACTGGTAAATCTTCAAAGTTTAATTCTAATTTCTGTTGATATTGCTCAAGCCCATGAAAATTAAAATTAATATCAATAATACTTCCGTAATTAACCAAAGCATCTTGTTCTTTTATAGTTTTTGTATCTGATAAATCTATATCTTGCTCAACACAAAGTTTTGTAAAATGTTGCTCTAAAAGGTCATAATCAAAAAAATCATTTTTTAATTTTTCATTTTGTACAAATTCAAGAGTTGTACCTCTTATTGCCCCAACACCACTTTTTTCTCTTACATCAAATAAGTATCTCATAGTCCATAAACATGGGTCAGCAATAAAAGAATTTATACTGCTTGGTGATAAATGACTTATTCCATGTACCTCAAAGGGATTATTAGATTTCATTTATATCTCCATAAACTTTGGTTTTTCTGTATATTTCCAAACTGCAAATGGTTTATATTTTCTATAAAAATTTTGATAAGCAGTTAGTGGATTATCTGTTTTTACATCGTCTGGCATACATTGTGGTATTTCTGTAATATTCTTTGAAAAAGAAATATTTTGTGGTGTTTGCCAAAGTATATCTCGTAATTTTAATTCTGTTAGATGCTCTTTGTTATATCTTTCTGTATACTGACCACATAAGAATGACCATAAAGAATAAAGCCACTTGTAATTGGCAGATGTTTTTCTTGTCCAAATTGTAGATGGGTGATTTTTATGTGCAATCTTGTAAAATCTCTCTGATGGATTTTCGTCAAGTACACGATGTGCAGTAGATAACATTTGTGCATATTCTATTATCATTTTACAAACGTGTTTATCGCAATGAAACTCTGCACAAACCTTTGGGTCTGGGTCTAAATAAAATATATTCATGCTATTGGCACCTCTACTGGATATAATCTTTCTTTTGGTTCTGTAATAGCATAAACAACCATTTTTACATTTGGGTCATTTTGTATTTGTTTTTGTTTATAACTTTTAGCATCTACAAGGTTTTTGAAATATGCTCTTGCATATCTACCTCTACCAAGCCATTTAGTGCATATATAATGAGTTGTAAATTGTAATAACCACTTGTCGTATTCTTGTCTTGTTTGCATTTTTTTCTCCATAAAAAATATATTTACTTTTACAGATTATACTGCATTAAAGAGTAAGTAAACCACTTTTTTGCTCTTTTTTGTAGTTTTTTATGTTTACATCTTTTTATTTTCATATTAAAACTAAAATAGGAGAAGTAAAATGCGATTAAAAAAATGGATAAAATCAAATAATCATAACTATCGTTCCTTTGCGACATTAATAGGTACATCACATCGTAATGTAGAAATGTGGGCGAGAGGTCAAAGATTGCCAAGAAGTAAAGAGGCAGAAAAAATATTTTTAATTACAAATAATGAAGTTACTGGAACAGATTTATATGAGGAACAAATTCAACGCCAAAAAGCAGACTTACAAGGGCATAACCTTTGATTCCAAAAAAGAATTAACAAGATATTTAGTTTTGGAAAGTATGCAGAAGAATAAATATATTTATGATTTGGAATTACAACCAGTTTTCCCATTAATTGTAAATGGACATAAAATTGGTAGATATACGGCAGATTTTAGATATAAAAATACAAATGGCGAAGTTATAGTTGAGGATGTTAAAAGTAAAATTACAAAAACAAGGGATTATATACTTAGAAAAAAAATATTATCTACATATAATCCACCTGTAATAATTAAGGAGATAATATGAGTTGGCAAGCTCAAGGTTGGGCGATAGAACAAAAGACTGGTTCTTCAAGTAATAAGTGGGTTTTAATGGTTTTAGCATCTTTTGCAGATGAAAATAACGAATGTTTCCCAAGTTTTAAAACATTAATCAAAATTACAGAATTAAGTAAATCAACAGTTATAAGATGCCTTAAAGATTTAGAAAGAGGTGGTTTTATAGATATAAAAGAAAGATTTTCTGATTATAAAGAAAGTAAAAGACAGACAAGTAATTTATACACTTTAAACATAGGGTGTCATAGTGATACTAATGGGTATCATAAAGAAACCCCACCCAGTATCAAGGTAAAACCCCATATAACCAATAATAATAAACCAATATATACAGAAGATTTTAATGAGTGGTGGAATCTATATCCAAGAAAAGCAGGTTCCAAAAATAAAGCCTTTCAAATCTGGTCTAAAATTGTTGATAAAGAACTAGATATACAACAGTTATATTCGTTTACAGAGAAATACAAACAATCTATAAAAAATACAGACGAAAAGTTTATTCCTCATGCTACAACTTGGTTAAATGGTCGTAGATGGGAAACAATAGAAGAAAAAAATAATAAAATTAACTTAAATCAATTAGTGGGGTAAAAGATGGAAGTTTATGAAAAGTTATTACAAGAAGGCATTAGAGTAAATAGTTCAAGAAACCAACAAAAAGTTATTTGTCCAAAATGCTCACATCAAAGAACAAATAGAAAAGAGCCATGTTTAAGTGTAAATATGGACGAAGAAAAGGCACTTTGGAAGTGTCATCATTGTGAATGGGAAGGCTCAGCTTTTTCAGATACCAAAAAAAATAATATCCCAAGACCAAAAGCAGAAGTTATACCTATAAAATCTCCAAAACTGCCAGAAAAACAAAGTATTTCAGATAATGCACTTACTTGGCTTGGCGATAGAGGTATAAGCATGAGAACTGCAAAAGATTTTGGATTATATACACATAATGGCAGTTTGTGTTTTCCATATTATTATAATTATGAAGTTGTTAACATTAAATATCGCTCAGCAAATAAACAATTTAGACAAGAAGCAAATTCACTTCGTACATTATTTAATATAGATAAATTACAAGAACATTGGAAAGAAAGTGAAAAAAAGCAGATTATATTTGTAGAAGGTGAAATGGATGTCTTGGCAGTATATCAAGTTGGATTTAAAAATGTTGTATCTTTACCAGATGGTGCACCAAAAGAAGCAAAATATAATTCAGATGATAAAAGATTTTCAGCATTTCAGCAAAGCGAATGGATATTTGAAGCAGAAGAAGTGATTATTGCTACAGATTTAGACCAAGCAGGACAAGCACTTCAGTTAGAAATTATACATAGATTTGGTAAAGATATATGTAAAACAGTTCACTTTGGATATGATAATGAAATACCAATAAAAGATGCTAATGACTGTTTATTATTACTTGGAGAGGAAAAACTAAAAAAAGCAATAGAAAATGCAAAAGAATTTCCCATTGAAGATGTACATTCAGCAAGTGAATATAAAAGTACAGTACAAAATATTTATGATGGTAACGTGCAGAAGGCTATATCTACTGGTTTTTCCAAATTAGATGAAATCTATAAAGTAATGCCAAGTACATTTAATTTAATTACTGGAATACCAAATCATGGAAAAAGTAATTTTTTAGACCAAATTTTAATGAATTTAGCAGAGAATGAAAATTGGAAATTTATAATATATAGTCCAGAACATAGTACACCTAACCATCTTAGAAGATTAGTAGAAAAGAGATGTAGAAAACCTTTTGATATTGGCGTTTATGAAAGAATAAGCCAAGAAGAATTAAATAGTGGTATGGATTTTTTAGACGTTCATTTTAAATTTATTGAAAGCAACGATAATATACCAACTATTGATTATATTCTGGCAAAAGCAAAAGTTGCTAAGTTAAGATTTGGAATTAATGGATTAATTATTGACCCATTTAATCAAATATCAGCAGACAGAGAGGGTAATAAGAGGGAAGATGAGCATATAAGAGATATTATTGCTAAATGTCAGCAGTTTGCTAGAAATCATCAAGTTTGGGTATGTATGGTAGCACACCCACATAAATTACATAGAAATGATGCAGG